CAGGCTGCCCAGCCAGGCCGGCGGGTAACCGGCGCCATGGCTCAGGTGCGTCAAAAAGTCGGGGAGAACGTCAGCTGGGTTGGCATCAACGATCGTGCCGGAAAACGGCAGCAGCGCTTGCACCTCGAAACTATGATTCGGCAATGAAGGGTTTTCGCCTAGATCGTAAGCCGCCGTATCGACCGTGGCCAGGCCGCGATAATTGAGCGCCTCTGTGGGGTGCTTGGTCACCACCCACGGAAAGGCGGTTTGACTGGTGCTGCCGACATACACCGACAAGCCCAGTGCCGCCGGCGTCGAGCGGGCTTTATCCGCCCACACCGCCGGCACACCGCCGATTGGGCCTTCGCACAAGGCCAGGATGCCAGCCACGGTATAAGTCCAGGTGGTTTGGCTGGTGCTCCCACCGCCACCACCCTTGCCGCCCGACGATTGCGTCGAGGTATGCGCGATCGGCGTAAAGTCGTTATACCAAACCAGGTTGCCAGAAAGGCGCGGCTGCCCATAGGCCAGGGCAATCGGTTTGCCATACACCGACGTTTGAATGCGGATGCCCGCCGCGACCGGCGAGACTAGGTTGACGTCCGGTGCGCCACCCATTACGCCAGCCCCTTGAGTCGATAAAAGCCGCTCAAGCGCGCCAGTAGTGGCGAGGTTGCGCAGTCGGTCATGACCACTGCGCCCTCATCACGATAGGCGTGGATGATCAGCGGCCAGTCCAGCACGATCGCGCCATGAGCAGATTGCCTGCCGAACTGAAACATGGCGATATCGCCAGGCAGCGGCACGTCGACAGGGTCGGCATGTTCAAGCAGGTAGGCGATAAAGCGCGGCTCGTCACGGTGCAGGTGCCAATCGATTGGGTAATGTTCCGGCGCAAAATCTGCGATCAAGCCAGTCGCTACATACACGGCGATCAGAAACTGCGCGCAATCAACGCCAGCGCCTTTGACGCGCGCCTCGTGATGCCAGGTTGTGCCCAACCAGGTGCGCGCCTCGCTGGCGACGATCTGGCGCGGCTCAGAGCACAGACTCGGGAGCGGGCACATACGGATGTCCACGGAAGTTGGGCAGGTTGCCAAAGCGATCGCGGCAAGTGGCTTGTTGCTTGTCACAACCGGCATAGGCAATAAACGTGTCGCCCGGACTGGGGGCAGTCACCAGCGGCGCCATGAGATTGACGACGCCAGGCGTGTAGGACTTGACCGAACGGCTCACACCGTTATTGATGCCGCTGGTGAATGTGACCGTGCCCAGGTCAAACCATCCGGCCGCCTGGCTGAGCCCGCAATTGAGCACGGTTGGCGTCGCGCTGGCCACCGTTGCTGCACTACCCCAGGCGGCCTTGCTGAGGGTGCAAGCGCCATCGAACAGGGTGTTCGGGCAGCCCGGTTCATAGAGGTTGCGCGGCATCATCGTATTGAGCAGTTCCAGCGCCGAATTCACCCGCAAGCGCACTGCCGTACGGCCGCACTCCAGTTCGGCAACGCGGCCCTTGAAGAGTAATACGGTGCCCAAACTCACATCGCCCCAGCTGGGCATGAATAAGCGCTCAAGCTGCACGGTAGCGCCGTCGAGCGCGCCGTGACGGGCAGCACTCAGCCAGGGCGAACCGTTGAGCAAGTGCGCTGCCGTAGCGGCCACTGTTACGTCGAGCGTATCGATTTCGATGCCGATGAGGCTACGGGTGCGGCTGCGCGTGATGATCGGGCCATTGCCATCGAAGACATTGCCGGCCACGCTCAGCGCGCCCTCCATGGCGCTGTAGCGCGCTACATAGCCGCCGACCAGGGCGAAGGTATAGAGGTCCACCATGCGAAATTGCTGGGCACTGTTGAGCAGGGCAATCAGGCCGGCGCTGGCGCTTTTCATCAGACGCGGTTCCCGACGGCGCCGATGAATTCAATCTTCTTGTTTTCCCAAAAATCCTTGAGAAACTCATCGAATTCGGCTGTGTCGCTACTGAAGCGGCAGCGGTAGTAAAGGCTCCCTGACCAGGTGAGCAATACCCCGGCACCTGGGGCCACCACAAACGTCACCAGCCCGGTGCCGTTGATACTGTAATCGGATGGGCTGCTCTTGACCACGCCATTGAGTTTGACGGCGCTCAAGACATTGACATTGTGCACCGGCTCGGCAAAGGTAAAGCCGCCCGCGCCATAGGCGCGGCTCAACTGAAATTGCGTGGCCACCCCATTGCCGCTACCAAAGGCCATGTCGGTCACGGCATTGTCGCTGCTGTCGGTAAACAGGAATGAATCGAAGCTGCCTTGCCGTGCCAGAAAAAAGCCGAACAACGTCGCCAGCTCGGTGCCGGCGGCGCCATCGCGTAACAGGTTGTGAGTTAGGCGAAAGGTGGTTAGCGGGTACTGCTGAAAACTGGCGCGCAATTCCCGCCCCGAGACAGCGCGCTGAATCTTGGTCGAAAAGGCGGGCACCTTGACTTGGCTCAACGCCAAGCCGGGCAGCGCGGGGAAAACGGCATCGCTCATGGCTTGGTAAAGTTGCGCGCTAACTGGCGCAGGCCTGGTGCCATGACATCGGCGTTCTGTTTGAGGAAATCCTTGACGCCGCGCACATCCATGGTATTCACGTGAAAATGCACCGGGCCGCTGCTGCTGCTTTCCGCCGCTGGCGTATTACCCGCCAGGCCGCGAATCACGTTGGCGTATTGCTGCGGCAAGACCATTTCTTCTTCGTGCAGCTGCGTCATCGGGTTCAAGCCCTTGGGGATGTCGTAGCCGCGCGCGGCGGATTTCTTCGAACCCATGGCCATGACAGCGGCGAACACGGTGGCCATGGCGGCAAGCGCTAGCACCGGGCCGACAAAGGGGATGGAGGCTTGCGAGGCCGCCGCGCCTGCGCCAGCTTCGGCGGCGTTGGCGGCAACTACGGTGGTAGTTTCGGCGGCCTTGGTTGCAATTTTGGCCGCCGATGCGCCAGCGTCGACGGCTTTTTCCTGTGCGATAAAACCCATTTTTACCGCCAACAACTTCGCCTGCCCGGCGATCCAATCACCGAGTGGCTTGCTCACCAGGTTCGTGACAAAGCTCTGATAGATCGAACCGAACACGCTGGCCAACTGTTGCTGCAACGTGGTGGCCTTGGTCAGCAGGTTGCCGGCCATGGCGCCAAAGGCCGTGCCGGCATCTTCCCAGACGGCGCCCATGCTGTTATCGGCTTTGCCCTTGTCTTGTTGCAGCTGGTTGCGGCGCAGTTGGTATTGGCTCTCCATCGCCAGCAATTGTTCGTTGAGCTGGGCACGGGCCGCCGGGCTCACGTTTGGGTCATTCTTGGACAGCTCGATACGGTCCAGCTGCGCCTGGTATTCGATCTCGAAACGGCGGCGGGCATACTCCATATCGAGGGCGATCATCTGCCGCTGGTTGATCTCGCCATTGTCACGGGCAAAGCCGGCCGCCTGCGCTTCGGCCTCCACCTGCGCCAGGGCGGCATTGCGCCGATGATCGATCATCACGCTATCAAGGTCGCGCTGTTCCTTGAGTGACTGGCGGCGGATTTCTACCGACAGATTAGCGGCGCGCTTTTCGATGGCGATACCGTCTTTGCTGGTCTTGTCGATGCTGGCCAGCTTGTCTTGCCAAAAGGCCAGTTCCTGTTCTTTGGAAAACTGCCTCAATACGTTTTCTTGTTCGTAAGCGTTTTTCTTGAGCGCCAGCTCGGCTTCGTACTTTCCCATCAGGCTGGGGTCGGCAGCGGTCTTTGTGTCGCCCTTGTCTTTGAGTAGATCGCCGGCGCTCTTGCCGGAAACGTCCGGCTTGGCCAGTGGTGTACCTTCGGCGAAGAGGTTCCACATCGCGTCGCGGGCCTTGGTGGCTTCGGTGACCACGTTATCCCAGCCGCCCGACCAGGCAGCCGTCAGCCTTTCCGGGATATTTAGGATTTCATCGGTGGCGCCCTGAAAATCGCCCTGCATCAATTTAATGAAGGCAGCGCCGATGGCGCGGATCGGTTCGGCGACCGTGAAGGCGGCGGCGCCGATGGCTTCGAAGGCCATCACTGCCGAGGTACGCAAGCCCCAAAAGACACTGATCAAGCCGCCAATGACGCCACGGAGCACGGTGGCTGCCGCCGGGCCGATTGAAATAAACCACTCGGCAAGACTGGCTAGCGCCGGAATCACAGCCTTGCCGATGGTGACATAGAGCCCGCGCAGGGTCAGGTTGGATTTATTGGCGGCGTCGTCGTAGGTTTCCCATGCGGCGACGCTCTCGGTACTGGCCACCATACCTAACCCTTGCATGATGCTCTTGGTTTCGCCGAGTTTTGCCGTGGTCATGGTAGCCAGGTTCGAAGTCATCTCGAACCCCTTGCCAAAGGCGACCTGCCCGGCGACGGCGCGGTCAGTGCCCGCTTTGTAGCCGTTGACTACGGTAATGGCGTCGAGCACCAACTCATTGAGTGGGCGGAGCTGCCCAGCGGCATCGCGGGTCTTTAATCCCATGGCATTGAGGCCAGACTCATTCTCGCGCAGCTGCTTGGTTAAGCCCTTTCCCGCGGCAACGAACTCATCCTGCGACGTGTTATTGACCGCCAAGGCCTCGCGCAACACGCTCGCCTCATCCGCCGCAATGCCCAGCGCGCGACCCAGCTTGATGCTTTCTTCGCTGAAGGCCTCCGTTTGCCGAATCGCTTCCTTGAACACCGCCCCGACGGCCAGTAGCGCGGCGATGGCGACAAACTTTTCCTGCAGCAGTTTCAGCGGGCCGGTGGCGTTGCCAAAAGCGGTTTCAGCATCCTGCCCGGCCGTTTTGAAGGCCTGGCCAGCTTCGCGCAGTTTTTGCCGTAGCGGCGAGATATCGCCATCCAGAACAATTTCTGCCTTGTTGTCAGCCATGGTCAGAGTCCAAGAAAGTGCAGCAGGGGATCATCGGGTCGGCCTTCCATTGCAGGAATGCCAGCGGCCATGGCTTCGCGCATGGCCTCTTGTGCGCTTTTGGCTGTTGCAGGCGTGTGCACTGCCTTGGGTTCCGGGATGCCCAGCGCCAGGGCAATGCGCTTGAGCTGCAGCGCCGGCGGTGGGACCTGTTGCCAGTGTTTAGTGAGTGCATGGGCTTGCGGCAGGGTCAGTGCAGTGTCGACGTAATCCCAGGTCCAGCCGGCGGCGCTGATGATGAGCGAATAGAGTTCGTCCCAGTCGAATTCAGCAGCGTCGCCATCGCTTTTCCCGCCTGGTCGGCCTCCAGCATTGGCAGGTCATTGGCGCGGGCAATGCGTTCTAGCACTGGCGCCAGCGCCCACAATGAGATATCGAGGCGCTCGATAGCGGCAGGATCGGCGTCGAGCCCGACGGCCAGCACGATGACCAGATCGTCATACAGCCCTTCATCGATCTGCCCGGCGCAAAAGCGCTGCGAGCAGCGAATGATGGCCGGCACCAGGCGGCGGGCTTGACCCAAGGGCACGGCGCGAATCGCATAGGTGCGCCCCGCCAGCACCACCGCATCGACACCCGCCAGGCGTAATAGCAGCCGCCGTGACAGCCAACCGCGCAGGCGGGCCGCCAGGCGTGGCCAATAGCCGGCGCCGGGCGAAGGTGACAAACTGAGCGTGGCCATGCTTAGAACAGCGCGATATAGCCAATCGTGCCGGTGCTGTCGGCGAAGGCTTCGGCGTTGAAATCGTAGACGGCGAAGTCGTCATTCTTCAGCGGTAAGGCCAGCTTGCCACTGACGGCGCGGTTGAGCTTGCACACCATGTTTTTACCGTCGTAGCTGTTTTGCAGCAGCAAGGTAAAGCTCGGCGTATAGCCCATGGTGTCATTGGTGATGGTCCATACCTGACCGGTGGTGCTGGTCGCCGAATACTCGTAGCTGATGGCGATCGCCTTGCCGGTGTCAGCGGCGGCAAAGGTATAGATGCCGGTGGCCACCACCACACTGTATTGGCCGGTGGTCGGCGCTGATGCCACGCGGGTCAGTTGCGTGCCGGTGTCGGTACGAAACACCCCCAAATCGCCGACATAGACACCGCTGCTTGGCGGGGCGATGGTCACCTGAAACGGCGTAGTCGGGATGGTCGTCGCAAAATCGAATACGGCGGCCTTGATGCTGGCGACCGCCGCCTTGCCGAAGAACAGGCTGCCCAGCACGCCGCCATCGATCTCGGCATACTTGGCCTTGATTTCGATCTTGCCCTTGCCCTGGCCGATGGCGATCGGGTAGCGCTTGCTGCCATAGAGGCTTTTGATGTCCACCGACATATCGATGCTGATGTCCTGAATACTGCCCAGCACCACCGGAGTCGGGTTGGCAATCGCCGACCCGTCAGAAAGGTTGGTCGGAACTGCGATGAGCTTGCCGGAGCCGAAATTGATCATGGTGTAAACCTCCTACAGGGTGAGCGGCTAAAGAATGGAGCGGGTGAGGTCACCCGGGCGGACGAACACTTGCATCTGGTAATGCGCCACCAGCCGGCCGACGACGCGGTCGGCGCTATCGCCGTCGACGTCGCTGCCCGTGCAGCGCAGGCCTCGACCCAGGCTGGCCAAGGTGGCATCGCTGCACAGTGCGGTATGGGCGGCCATGTGCAGGGCATCGGCGGCGGTTTCCCAGCCGGCCACACCGCTGACGTGGTGCTCGACAATCCAGGCGATGACCAGCCGGGCGCCGTTGTTGCCGACAGCATCCTCAGAGACATTGCCACGCTTGATGTTGAGCGCTGGCACTTCGCTGTCGGCAAAGGCATCGGTGCGCGCCCGCTCTACTGTCGTGGCGAGTGCGGCGCTGGTGAGCACCAGGGCAACGCGAGCAAGGATCTGTTCAGCCACCGATGCACTCATGGTCAGCTGGCCAGCGGCACAATGGATTCAAGGCCATCGACGCTGGCCGGTTGCGCCGCTTCGCGGGCGGTGTAGGTATGCCCGGCAACGATCAATTGATCGCCGCGGCGCACCGTGGGAAATGTGGCCCTGGGGAAGCGCAAGGCAAAGTCGGTCGCGAGGATCTCGCCGCCGATCAAGGTGGTCCCTGGCGCATCAAGAATAGCCATGCCAACGGTGTCGGGCCCTCCCAGCACGGGCCGCAAGGTGGCTGACTGCGCGGGGAAATCCACATAGAACAAGGCAAGATCGGCAGCAGGATTCATGGCGCGTAGTTTCAGCGTGCGGCATGAAAAAAACTAGGCAAGGAATTTTCGCGGCGGATGTGAAAAAGCCGCCGAGGTATCCCCTGGCGGCTTGATGCGGCGAATGTTGAATGCTTACTCGGCGGGCGGGCTCTTGGGGTCGGCGGGCGGACTCTTGGCGCGGGCAGTGGCGACATCCTTGGCGGCCTTCAGCAGTTCGGCAGGGGCGGTATTGGCACCGGCCTTGTCCGGGTCGTCGTTGCGATTGACGAACAAGGCGCGGCCGTGGCGTACCAAAGCCAAGGCGGTTTCTTTCGGTACGTCGGGCAGCTCGCCAGCGTCGTGATGCACGCCGCCGCGGTCGTTGCCATAATTGATGAGGGTCGGTTCGGTGATGAGAATTTTTTCCATGATGGTTCCTTGATCTGGGTAGTTTGCCCTCGCCCAACATGACGCTGGGCGAGGGGTGAGCTACTGCGGGCGGGGGGGGATATTAAGTCGTCAACATATCCTTGATCGCCGCAAAGCTGGCGACACGGCGGACAGCGACATCGAGGTCCTGCAGGGCGACCACGCGCTTGGTGCCGCTGGTGCTACCGGTGTAGGGGTCGAGCAATACATCCAGCCCACCCCACAAGCCGAGCAACAGGTCGGACCAGTTGCCGAAGATCGCCGCCGAGCAGACGGCGCCGGAAGTGCCCTTGACCAGGTTGAACGGTACCGAGTTGGATACCACAGCGTCGTAATCGAGCACGCTGCCGATACCCCGCTCGCGGCCCTTGGTCCATACCGGGCGGCCGTTGGTCGTGGCGAACTCTTCGGTCTTGCGCAACTTGCCGCGTGCCTTGGAGTTGGTCAGGTACGCCAGGTTGCCGGCGTCGGCATTGACACTGGCCACGGCAGTTTCGAGGTCCACCATTGCGGCGTAAGTCGGTACGGCGCCGTTGACACCGAGTGCGACCGAACCGATACCGCTGGTGTTGAGCAGACCGGTCGGTTCGTTGCTGGCACCGGCGCCGGTGATGGCGGCGTATTGCACGGCTTGCGCGATGATGGCGGCCAGATCGGCGCGGACAAAGGCTTCCACGTCAAGCGAGCTTTGCAACAGCAGGCGGCGGCTGTAATCGGTGAAAGCGCCGACCGTCTTCGGCGTCAGGGTGACCTGACCCACAGTTTGCTGCGCTTCGGTCGGTGCGCCGCTTTCTGCGACCCAGTAAGCGGTTGCAGAACCGGTTGCCGCTGGAATGGCGACGTTGCCATTGAGGTCACGTAGCCAGGTAATACCGAGCTTGTCGAGCACCAGTGCATTGCGCAACAGGTCGATAAAGCTGGAACCGAGCAGCTCGGTCGCCACCAGGTTGCCGCCAGCCGTCGGCGTGCCGACCACCAGGTCCCGCACCATGTGATGCGATTGCAGCGAGCTGCGATTGGCGCGGTCAATGAACATGCGCGCCACGCTGGCGGCGATGTCACCGGGCATGCTGATGCCGCGATTGAGCACGTCAACCGGGATGGTAATGGCGGCTTCACGGGTCTTGTCGCGGGAATCGCCGCGCTTGTCTTGCGCAGCGCGGGCGCATTCCAATTCGAATGGGGCGAGCTGGGCAGCGTGCAGCGGATCGCCAGCGGCCAACAGTGCGCGGCAGAAGCTGTAGCTCTTCACTTCACGGGCGGTCAGGCCAATCTCCGGCGACTCAGCCGGGCGCAGGGCGCTCGATTGCGGCGCGGCGACGCGCATCTGTTTGACAAAGGCTTCGATGCTGGTGCCATTGTCGATGGCAGTATCGGCCAGCTCGGCGACGCCAAACTGGCGGCCGATGGCGCGGATTTCGCGAGCGCGTTCACGCTCAACCAGCAAAGGGTCGTGGCCGGTCGAAGTATCGATGGCACGGGTGGCGGTGTTGGTAGCGTCCGCCGGGGTTGCGGTGGTGCGTTGGTTCATGGAGCGTTCTCCTAAGGGTGTGCCCGCGGCGGGCGTGAGGTCCACTACGCGATAACGCGCGGCGGGGTTTTCTGCGGCATCGGGGTCGGTCTGGCTGCGGCCCAGCCCCACGGAAGCATCGGCCGGGATGTCGACCAGGCTGATTTCAAATGGCGTCCAACTGGTGACGCGGTATTCGTCTGGCTGGCCTTCGCCGTTGGCTTTGGTCAGCACGCGCTCGTTGATCAGGTAGCCGATCGATACATTACGCACCAGGCCGTCGGCGATGTCCTGGCGCAGATCGGCCAGCGCCTCACGGCGGCTCAGAGTGATATCGGCCACCAGGCGATTGCCTTCGATGCTGGCGCTATCCACCGCGCCAATGCCAGCCAGCGGCGTATCGCCCACTGCCGTCATGCGGTCATGGTTGGCCAGGATCGGTGCGCCGTCATTCAAGCGTGTCAGGTCGATTTCGCTGCTCTTGTGGCCAAGCACTTCAATCCATGGTTCGTCCCACCAGCTGGCGCGCAGATACGGCGTTTCGCTCGACACGCTGAGGCGCAGGCGAAGAACATCATCTTCCGGGCAAGGGTCGGCACCGTCGGCGGCGTCGGGTACATCGGCGCAAGGGTCGGCAGCGCGCAGGGTCAAGGTCGCGGCCAAACGGCGATGCAAAATGCCGTCAATCCGGGAGCGGGCGCCGAGGGCGGGGTTATCTTTGGGGTCCATAGTGGCTAGTGTCCTTTTGACCGGTGAAAAAAACTAGGCAAGGAATTTTCGCTAGGCGACATACAGCTGGCCGACGCAGGCCAGCACCTTGTTGGTGTTGCTGGTAGCGATCAACACTTCAATGCGGTACTCGACGGCGGCCACAGCAGGGGCGACTGTGACCAGCACATCCGGGCTGGATACGCCGGGCGCGCCGCTGACGATGGCGGCCGGGGTGGCATCCGTGCCACTCAGTACCGATACCGATACGGTGGGCGTGCCCTGCAGGGTTTCGCCGGCATCCAGTTCGTCGGTAAAGCGAAAGGCCAGCACCCGTTTTTCACCGACCAAGAGATTGGGAAAGCGATCGCTCATGACACCCTCGCTACGCGCGTCGCCAGGAACGCCCGGGCGGGCGCCCTGGTGACGAAACTTCGATTAGCCGCCTCGATACGCAACAGCCGGGCGGGAAGCTTCACGGTGAATATTCTCGGCTTTGCCGAAAGCATAAAAACCCGGTTGGTGGTCACCACGAAATCCGGATCGATCACCGATAGAGACACTGCTGCATTTCGCCCGATGCCCAGCGCTGTTCCGCCGCTTATTGCGGTGCCGGTGGCGGTGGCAGTCGAAGCGCCGATGGCGATGACCACGGCGCTGCCTTGCGCCAGTCCGGTGGCAGTAATAGTGCCAGCCGATGCGCTGGCGGCAGTTGCACTGCCTGTGCCGCTAGCGGTGCCGATGGCAGCGACAATGGCATTTCCGGTAGCGGTTGCTGAGCCTATCCCGGCACTGCTGCCAGTAGCAGTGCCAGTTGATCCTGCGTTCTGGCCGACAGCGGTTGCTGCCCCAGTGCCGGCCGATGATCCGGCGGCGGTGCCTATGCTTGCTCCGGTAGCGGTGCTCAACCCGGTGCCGGTCGCGGTGCCCGTAGCTGCTTTGGTGGCTGCCCCTGGCGCAGTGGCCGTTGCGGTGCCTGGCGCGGTGCCAATGGCGGCGACAATGGCGTTGCCGGATGCGGTGGCAGTGCCTGCGCCTGATGCCGACCCTGCGCCGGCCTTGGTGGCTGCGCCGGTGGCTGCAGCGACGCCGGAGCCGGTTGCCGTGCCCGTGGTGCTGATGATGGCATTGCCGCTTGCTGCGGCGCTGCCGGCGCCCGTTGCCGCGCCAACGCCGGTAACAGTTGAGCCGGCCGTAGCGCCCACTGCAGCTGCCAAACCCGTGCCGGTAGCGGTACCGATAGCGGCTTTGGTGGCAGCACCAACCCCACTGGCAGTGCCTGCGCCGGTGGCCGTACCGGTTGCTGATATCACACCACCGCTAGCCGGCTCGAAAAAGTCGTCGGCAATCAGGGCTGCCGCTGTGCCGAACCGCTGTTTGACCAGGGCGGCGCGATCGATTCGCGCCGATGGCCGGCGCCGCCAGACGTTGCTTGCCATGGCTAGCCGTTCACCACTTCCATTTGCAGCTCGAACAAGCCGGTGGCTGTGCTGTCCGGTTTGACAATCGCCATCAGTGCAGACGTCTGGAAAATCTGCGGCATGCCAGTCTTCAAGAAGTCGTGGACGTCGCCCATGTTTGCGGCGATGACACGGCCCTCCCATAGCCTGCGCATGACCAGCACATTGAAGGTGCCGACCGTCGATACCGTCGAGGTGACCGATTCAATCTTCTGCACCCCGGTATCGCCCGCGGCGAGCGGTAACTGCAGCATCCGCGCGACGATAGGGGCGACCGCCGTGGCGATGACGCCCGTCGTGTGCGCTGCAACGCCGGCTTGGTTGGTGTACGTGACCGCGATGGACTGATTGCCGGTAAAGGCAGTGACGGCTTCGATCCAGATTTCGGTATTGGTGAAATCCGTCCCGCCTATTACGCGGCCCGAATAGCTGGGCTGTGCGGCCAGGGTGGTCGCCGCGTTGAAGGCGTAGGCGCCAGCCTTGAACAGGCAGTCGTACAGTGCAATGCGGCACGGTACCGTCGAGCCGAAGGTGATGCCGCCGATGTAATAGGTTCCCGCCCCGAGGCTATTGATAACCGGGAAGCCGGCATCGGTACCGCCCGCAGGGACCACACCCGCCGCCGTGCTGGTGCCAGCCAATGTGCCAGCGCCGGGATTACCGGCCGCTTGCAGCACCTGCGTCGACATCAGCGCAATGGCCGTGACGCTGGCCGTCTTATTGATGCTGACGCGCTGCGACGGGGCGGCGATCAGGCCGTCAAGGGTCGTAATGCTCACAAATCAGTCCTCGGTCAGGGCCGTTGCGGTACTCAGCTGCGGCGTGACGCCGTTGGTGACGGCAATCGTCGGGCTGATGGCGCCGCTGTAGAAGATGCGGCCGGCGCCGGAGATCAGCGAGCCGACGGAAAAGAACGAGGCCGTTCCACCAGCGCCGGCCGTCATCTGGCCAAAGGTGATAGCAGCGTTTGGCGAGGCACTCGACGGCGAGGTGCCGCTGATCGTCCAGGCCGGCGTGCCGTTATTGCGCAGCACGGCGACGCGCGCATAGCCGGTGTAGGCGATCTCGCTGGTCGTCTGGTTGCCCGTATCGCCGGGGTCGGCGGTATGCAAGGCGACATAGAGATTGGTTAGCGGCGACGTGACAGCATTGTCGGCAACGTTGGCAATCGGCGTGGCGTTGAGCAACAGCTTCAACAGGTCCGCTTCGTAGGCATCGGCTTTACTCATGATGGCTCCTAGTCAAAAGCCCGGTGTAAGGCCACCAGGGCGGGGATGCTGCGTGATTTTTTGCCGGCGGCGGGCTTGGTGTCGGCATCGGTGGCCGGGTCTTCCGCAGGGTCGGCGGCGGGCTCGGCGGCGGCATTCGATTTGCCCGGGACTACCGGCCCATAGATCGCCTCTTCGATGGCGATCTCGGCAGCGATCTCGTCGGGATCTTCGCCACGCTCAAGGATGGTGCGGCGGCGGCTGGTGAGCTGCAGGCTGAGGTTGATCTCGTTGGCGGCGGCCTCCTTGACCGGATCGATGCCGACCCAGCGGCGCGGCTGCCAGGTGGCAGCGGCTTGATAGGTGGCGAGCCGTTCCATCTTCAGGCCGGGGGCGGCCAGCACCAGATAGGGTAGCGCGGCGGTCAATACCTCATCGTGCAGCCAGCGCACCAGCAGGCGCTGGATGGTCTTGTAATGCTCGCGCTCGGCGATGATGCCGACCCGGGCGCTGCTGTAATTGACCGCTTCGAGGTCATTGCCCATCGACACATACGAGGCGCCACGGGCGGCGGACCAGCCGCGCACCTGTTGCTTGACGTAGGTGCCGGCCTCGATGTTCGGCCATTTCGATTCGAAGGGCCGGAAGTCGTAGCCACTCGGCAGGGTGTCGAACTGGCCAGGCACGGTGGTCGCGTACTTCTCGGCGGCGGCGGTAATCGCGGTGATTTCTTCCGGGCTCAATACCTTGCCGGCGGCCTTGGCGGCATCGAACACGCTGCTGATGATGGTGTCGGCAAAGCCGGCCGGCGCTTCGCCAGTGGGTGAGACAAAGAAGCCCTGGCGTTTGGCGGCATTCGAGCTGGCCACCGCGGCAGATTCTTCGAAGTCATGCAGCAGCCACAAGCGCCGCGCGCCACCGGCTAGCCACGGATAGCCGCGCACCTGGCCGGGCTCGTTGACCAAAAAGCGATGGCGGATCTGCTCAGCCGGTACGCGCACATGGCGGCCGACCGTGGTCACGTCCGAGTAGCCGTCGCCGGCCAGCGTCATCAGCAGCCAATAGGCGAGCGGCTTGCCATCGGCGTTGATCTCCACACCCATGCGGATGCGGTTGCCTTGCCACTCGCGATGCAGGGCGACATCAAGCAGCGTCGGGTCGAGGATCTGAATCTGAAAACCCATCGGGCCGTTATTCGGTCGCAGGCGATAGAGCAGCTCGCCATCGACCGCCAAGCCGCGCAAGGCTAATGATTCGACATCACGCCAGCACAGCCCGGCCACGTCAGCCTGACGGCCCCACAACGCATGCGCGGCTTCGATGCGGTTATTGGTGTCGGTGTCGGGGCTGCCGTCGCGCTTGGTCAGGCGTGACTGCAGGCGGATGCCGGCTTCGCCGAGCACGTTGTCGTCAAGCTGGATCAGGTAGCCGATGGCCCATTCATTGTTACGCGCCATGCCCCGGGCGCGGGCGCGCAAGGTGGGCAACTGCTGCGACAAGTCCTGGTTGATCGGTGCCGCATGCGTTGGCCATGATTCGGTCCATGCCGGCGTCTCTGCGGCTTCGAAACTGCGGCTGGCGCTGCGCATCTCTGCCAGGTATTGCGCCTGCACATGGGCGCTGGCGCCGCGTACCGCACTATCGACCCAGGCGGCACGATCGGCGGCAGTCTCGGTGGGGGCGCGGCGGAACAGGCTATCGAGAAAACCCATGGTCAGAACCTCGTCAACACGCGGCCCGGCGAACCGCCGGACATCAGCGCCTGCAGGGCGCGTTCTTTGGCCACCTGAATTTCCAGCGTGGCGATCAGGTCGGTTATATCCTTGGTGCTGCGGAACTTCATGACCCGCCCGGCAATGTCGTATTCAGCGACGTGCATCTGCCCATTAGCCAGGTAACTGGTGAGCGCGGCCCGGGCGGCGGCCAGATCCTTGACGGCCTGGCTGCGGTTATCGAGCGTCGCCGCGGCGTGCAGATCGGGCAGGATAGTGACCGCTGCCTGGTCGAGCGTCAGGCGTTCCAGCCCGGCGCCGGCGCCGCGTTCGAGGAAAGACACTAGCGTGGCGTTACCGGCCGTCCAGTTTGACGTGTTGGCGGCCGTCAGCGCTACGCTGTACAGATCAGCCACCGCCGTGGTGGCGATATCGACAGCGGTGCCAGCGGGGAACAGCAAACGGTACTTGAGGGCCCAGCCGTCATCGGACGAATGCCCGGGCAGGGAAACGGACCAGGCAACAGAGTCGCCGGCGCGGATGGCAGATGGGGAAGTCATGGCCGCGATGATCTGCGGCCGGGGTGAAAAAAACTAGGCAAGGAATTTTCGCGGGCAGTGGGTCATATCAATTTTTTCAGCTGCCGTACCCGCGCCTCACTGAGGTTCAGCATGCGCGCCAGGGTTGCAGTGTCGGCTGCAGCATCCGAGGCCGCCAGGGCGTCGAGGTGGCGACGCTTTTTGGCGCTGGCGATATAGAGCCGCGTCGCCGGGAAGTTGAGCGCAGCCAAGGCGGCGAAGCGCTCCCACACGGCCGCGGGTACGTCCGGCATGTCGCGCCGGGCGATGGCCAGCAAATCAGCGAGGTTATCGCCCTGCGCCATGGCGTTGGTTGGCACGGGCGCGGATCAGCTGCGCCATGCGCGATTGGGCGGCGACCAGCGTCGGCGCGGGGGCGGGAACGGGCGCGGCGGTCTCGGTTACAGACGTGTGTACCGGTTCGGCAGCCACCGGCGTGGGCTCAGATACGATCGGCGGTGGCGCGGCTTCCTCGACCACATCAGCCGGGATGATGGATATCTGCCGCAGGCGCATCTCAGCGATATCCCATTGCGCTGGTCGGCGCAGGTGCAGGCGCAGATGACGGCTCAGGTACAGCGCATAGACGGTGCAGTCGAGCGCCTCATTGCGCCGGTCGGTGCGCGGCTTCCATGTCCGCCGGCGCGGATTAGTGCGGCTGGGTATCTTGATCTCGCTGAGCAGCTGCTCGTAAAAGTCAGCGCGGATGTTTTCCGGCCAGTGCATACGCCCCGGCCCGGTGCCCGCCAGGCGTACCCGGCCGCCTTCCTGTGCCCAGCCGAGTATCAAATCCTTGGCCTTGGCGGTGCCGATGATATGGATCTGCAGCCCATGGCGGGCAGCCTTGGTGCCGCGGTTGTTGGGGTCGATGGGCTTCGGCGGGGTCCAGATATCGACCCGGCCTTCGGCATCCGGCGCGCCCTTGAGGGCAATCACTGGGCGGGCCTGGCGGTTATGCTTGCGTACAAAGCCATAGGCGGCGTCAGATGTCTGGCCGTCGGAGCAGTCGATACCGCAGGCGGTCAGCGGCAATTCCGCGCCGCTGCTATGCCGAACGGTGCGGCTGAGTAGTTGTTCCAGTTCAATCCATGCGCCCTGGTGCGCGACCACCGTCTGCCCGTACAGCTCGCCCCAGTAGCTGAGCCACATTTCCTCGCCACGGCCGACTACCCACACCGTCACGGCCAGCCGATCATGTTGCACGTCGACGCTGATGACCGGCACCAGGCCGCCGGCCGGTACCGTCCATTCGGCATAGGCTTCGGCGCGCTTGCGTAATTCTTCCTCTTCGGGCAACTCGCCGGAATATTCCCAGCACAGGCCGCGCGTCGAGTTCCAGAACGCCACCATCTTTTCCGGCTCGCCATGGTCCATTTCGTACTGTGCGCGGACGAACTTTTCTGCGAGTACCGGCACCCGCGAACCATCGAAAACACTCTGCAGTTCGTTGCAGTAAAAGCCCGGGTCTGGCGCGTCGGCAGTCGGCTCCCAGCCGTAGTAAGGCGCGATCCGGGCGGCGGCGCGAATGTTGGCAATGCGCTCGTCGTCACTCCATATCCCGCCGCAATGCGGGCAGGCGTAGTAGGCATCCTCATGGCGGGCGCGGCCATAGACTTCGCGCGGCGGGTAGCGGGCATCGATGTCCGGTGCCGCCAGCTCTTCGGTGCTCAGGGCGAGGCCTGGCACGGTCACATTCGCCCACTCCACCTCGTGGCGATCGCTGCAATGATGGCAGGCAACCATAAAGCGGCGCTGGTCGGTGGTGCGCATTTCCTTCTCGATTTCCGACGCACCCTTCGCCGTCGGGGAACCGCCGATCAATTCAAAACTGTTGCGGATGGTCTTGCCGCGTTCCCGCAGCAGAGCAATGGCGTTGCCCTGGCCTTTCACATCCTTATTCGTATCGTCCGGCTCTTCAACGATGCGCACCTTGGCGCTGGTCGATTTGACATCGGAGGGCGAGTTACTGGCGACGAACTTGGCCAGGCCGCCCGGGTAATGCTTGCGTGTCGCGCTATTGCCATCCGACCGGCTCTTCAGGCGAATGCGCTTGGCCAGCTCCGGCGTTGCCCGCACCATCGGCGAGAATTTCTCGGCGTCGAAATCCTTGGCCGATTTCTCCCGCGGGAACATCACTACCTGGACGCACGGCTCCCAGTGAATGTGGTAGCCGAGCACGTTGCAGACGATGCCGGCGGTGTAGCCGAGCTGCGCCGATTTCTGCACGATGACGCGGCGGTGCAGCCGCGCATCGCACGCCGCCAGGATGCCGCGCAACGCCGGTGTATTTTCAAGCGAGTACTCGCCGGCGTAGTCGTTGGTTTCCTCACGCGACAAGATGCGGTATTTCTCCGCCCACTCGACAATGCCCATTGGTTGCGGCGGCAGCATCTCGGCAAAGATGCGGTCGAGCATCGCATGCAAGGCGGCAAGTGCCCATCCGGCTTCCAGCTCAGTCGCGGCGGCGGCGAGGCTCACTCGACAGCGCCCTCTTCGTCATCGGCCACAGCGGCGGTGCGCCAGTGCGCCAGCCGTCTGAGAAACTCATCAAACGCAACAGCGAGCAGCTCCTCGATTTCCCTGATCGGCTTGCCTGGCACTTCGCGCGCCAGGCGCGTCGGCTCGTTGCGCCAGAACTCCCGGGCAGCCACCGCCGCGGCGCGCAGCTTTGGCTCAAGTTGCTCGGCAAGGATCAAGGTCCCGCGGCGCTCGAGATTCTCCATCTCGATTTTGTCAGCCTGCACGCGCGCCAGGCGATCTTGTGGCCGCTCGACCTGGACCTTTTTCACCTCGCGATCGACCAGCCAGTTGATGCAGCTCTCGGTCTCGTATTCGCTGGCCACGCCCGGGCCGCCGCGCAAGGCGATCGGGAACCCGGCCTCTTGCCACTCGACCACCGTCTTCGGCGCCACGCCGAACACAGCTGCAATGCTTTCCTGGCCAACGATGCGCATCTTACTTACCCCTCCCGCCCCCAAAAAACTAGCCAATCCGTGCGCTCGTTTCGCGCCGTGTGGAAAAGGGTTGGGAAGGACCCGCACCGCCTTGGGGCAATGATCCCCTCACTACTTTGGTGCATCGATCCCTGCAATACACAGATGTGGTTGATCACTTGATGTATCCCTTGATGACTGATCGTGCTTCTCGATTGAAGTTGGATTGGAAGCGATTGAGCATGACTGCCTTGACCACGCTATTGATGCGTCGTGCATTGAACATCTGTGGCACATCAATGGTGTTGAGTGCCTTGATTGGCAGCCTGCCTTTACCCTCTCGAATGAATACCGTGCGCCCATCATTGCCAATGAATGCGCCTGGCTTCATCTTCTGCCCACCACTGCGCTTGATCTGAAAGCGTAATTGCACGGCATGGGCTGAGCGCCCGCCATTGGCTAGCGCATGGCTGCCACCTTCCCCTGCCTTTATTCTTTTCCTTGCCTGAGCCATGCTGATGCTGGTCTCAACAAATGCAATCAAATTCATTGCTCGCCCTTGCCCGCGCTTAGTTGCTTCGAGCTTTGCCTCAAAGCGCATCACGCCGTTTTTATTGATCGCAGGAATAACCGATAGGCGATCCTTGGCTGTGCCCACACTAATGCGGAACTCTTTGCTGATGCCCCTGGCCATCTCTGTCTTACCCTGATCAACTGTCTTATTCAGTGCCCGTACCATGGCCTTATTGCCCATGTCAGCGCCCATGCGTTCGAGCATGGCAGCCACTTGGGGGAAGTTGTGCCTGACGGTAATCACGTTATCGCTCATCGTTTTGCCCTTTGCTCTGTTCTGATGCGTTGCTCGGCTACCCGTAGCCGTTGCCCAACTTCAGCAATCGACGTTCGCCACCACCCCAGTTGCCCAGCCCATCCCTGCAGCGTCTCTTCGTCCCCGGCATCGATCGCCGCCTTGATCGCTGCGCCCACTTCGCGCAGATCCGCGTCTGGCCAGCCTTCCTGCTCTGCCGTCAAGCGCAGATCGCGGCGCAATTGCCCGACATCGACGCTCATGGGTTCCCAACCTCGATGAGGTAGGGCAGAGGTTGGGAACCCCTCAAACCCTTGCTGCGCCTTACTCTTCCTAACCTTCCTAACCTTCCTAACGTAGAAATGGGCAGGCGC